TTTACCTATCAAATGTCTGCAACCGTGGGAAGATTGATAGGATTGTCAAGGGAAGTGCTTGATCCTGCTTCACCACAATAAACCCATCAGAATCATACCCCGATGGAAACTCGATGTCTTTATCCCCTGTGAACAGAGGAACCGCCTCGTTCATACTCATTGAGCTGTCCCGAAAAGGAATGAGCTCAAGATTGCTCTCATCTGGCCCGACCTTCGCACCAACCGAGTTCAAGACACGCAGTGTTAGATCTCGTATGCGCTTTGTCTTACCCTGAGAAGTTCCTTCCGTTCCGCCAGCCTCGACTCGCATTGTCTGCAATGTTGACTCGTAGGACAATCCGATATGCGCTTTTGTTGTTGATCGATCTAGCGTGATCGCGCCACTGCTCACAAGCTTGTCAGGGTGGGTAGACCCATTCGCAATGATCCGAACATTCTCGCCTTCCAGGTGATTCAAGCCACTGATCGTCGTTGCTGCGCTCCCAGAGTATGTTAGGCCACTGTCAACAAAGAAGGCATTCTCAATATCTGTCCCAAACTCAATCGGCTTCATGCGCTCGACATATCGTTTGGTTGAGCCATTGATAGTGCGGTTGACCAGAACATAGACCTCGTCCTCAGTCGTCTCTGATGGGATAACTGCAACCGATTCGGCCAGAGCAAAGCTTTGATCTGTCGTTGCTAGCCGAGTTGTATCGGTGCTGACAACAGACAGGAATCCAGACCCTGCTCTTTGCGTTTCCTCAATCGTCACCACATTCGCAGCGGGATTTGCTACAGTAAAATCAGCATGGGCATTGACCGCTGTGAAGATATTATCTGCTGTTGTGTTATTTGATTCATTGGGCCTGAAGCCCAGCGATGAAGAGGGAGACTCACCGCTGGAAGCTTCAGATGTAAATGTTACCGTAGTTCCATCAGACTTGGTAAAAGTCAGCGTAGTGCCTACTGCTATGTTCGCAAAATCTGTGACCGTAATAGTACAAGCCCCGCTGACACCGCCAAAGATATGCTCATGCCAAGCGACAACATCCTCTTCCCGCCTGTACGTCATTCCTACAAACTTTCCGTTTTTCAGGATGCACCAAACAACATTATCTGGCTCTTGCTGAAACGCCATCTCTTTGATCAAGCCCTCTGTGATGTGTTCCGCAAGTAAGGTCATGTCAGGCGCAATATAAGAATCAGTATCAAAGTTGTAGGTCAACTCTCGCAACTTCCGCCCCGCTCGTTGTACAAACAGAGCTACGTTGGCGACAGTGATTGGCTGTATGTCAGCAGACCCATAACTAGCCTGGCGCTTGATCTGCGTGTTAGTAGGACTAATCGGTGCATCAACTGATCCCGCGCGCACCACAAACTCACCACCTGACGTTCCAACCAAAAGCTGTCGAGAGCTAGTTAGATAACGAATGACATTGACCTGATTACTACCAATCGTGTAAACAAGCGCTGAGTCGTCCCTTGTGCCGATTGCAAAATCAGTAAAGTCTCCGCCAACAGAGAAGAACATTGTCTGCGGGTTTGCTGTGGTGTTCGCAAAAACAAGACGTTGCTCAAAGAATGCAACCGCTGCAGGGAATCCTGTGGTTGTCGAAAACGCTCCAAGAGAGAACTCATCATCAGCCACTAGATCACCATTGATTGTGACCGTATCTCCTGCTGCCTCATCAACTAGATCAACGGAAGGCGCAAACAAAATGGTATCTGCGGTGACTGTGACAATCAGCGCAGAAGTCTTGTTGTTACTGGTGCTTCCGGTGATTGTGACCTTCATCCCAACCTTGAAGCCTTCACTCAAAAATCCGCCAGCCGAGTCCTGTAGCCGATCATTATGCTCAAGACCCGTCCCACTTGGATCACCCTCATGGAAAGAGATAGTCGTCGCGGTCATGGATGGCATCAGTTCTGAGCGACGATCTTCGTTCTCTTTGACCGTTGCTGTGACTGACGTTGCACTTGTAAAGGCTGTGATCTCTGCAAATCCATCATGAAGTTTTACAAGACGACCGACATCTGTAGACGCAAAGGTATTGGCACTTGCGGTAATAGTTACACCCGTCCCAGTTCTGCCGTTAGCAGTCAGCGTTGTTCCATCAAGCTGTGGATCAAGCATTGGGCCTCGGCGGAATGCCACATCAGTGATCGTCCACGCATCATGATCTGTCCGAGTAATCTGTCTGGGCTTGTGCTCTGGGTGGACAATAAACATCACATCAGCAGACTGAGCAAACTTCAGACCTGGCAGTTGGGCAGATGTGTATGTAGTTGTTACCTCGATTGGGTTACTGCTTCCGTCAACAACCTGTCCACCGTCCTTGAATATGCGAAAATAGTTGTTGCCAAACTCCAAGACATAAGCCTGGGTCACGTTAAACTCAAATGGAATAAGCCTTGCAGCATTCGCGCTCGTTTTGGTTTCCGCTATAAACTGAGTGCCTGGTCTGCGTGTTGCACCACCTTGCGGAACGACAAGAAAGTTCTGAAGTTGCTTCGCACCATTAAAATACTTTGAGAGCTCAGTACGGCCATCAAGCTTAGGAGACAATTCACCAGCGGTGAAGTTTGAAAAGGTTGGACTCGCCTTCGCCATCAGAACCTCGATCTGATAAACGTATCTGCCTCAATGCTACCACTATCCGTGACACTGGTTATACTGGCTGGAGTTCCCTCAGTCGCATCAACAAATCGAGCCTCTTTGAGTTTATCTTCATAAACCAGCCGTAGTTGTTGAGCAAGTGTGTTGCTCCCAACAAGTGGATACGCAATATCAGCAGCTAATGCCGCTGCAATCGTTTCGATCAAAAGCGTATCGTATTGATTTGGATCAGTAATTCTACCCACATACAGCAGATTGATCGTGTCTTCGCTACATAAGATCTTTCTACCTTCTACCCGATACACAATATCGTGAAAATCAAAGCTCAATACTCGCAGACAAAACGGGTCTGTGGGCAAAGTAAACTGATTTGTAAACTCGAAAGCGGGTGCAGTCGCATCAGGAGCGAGCACCACTCTGGTGATCAAAGGGTTCCAGGGGTGAGCCCTGAACACAGCATCACGCACAAAGTCATAACGCTGGTTCAGGATTCGGGCAGATTTACTATCTTCGGTCAGTGAGATGATGTTCGACGCACCAATCTGGTTGAGCGCACTGTTACATATATCAACGACTGAAGCCATCGTATTTCCTCAGAAAAGGGGCATTGCTGCCCCTGCCTGTTAGTCAACAACGTAGGTAATAATGAAGGAGAAATCTCCTGCGGTATCACCAGCAGCATCAAACTTCAGGCCAATGAAGTATTGCTCGTTTGGATCTGCTGAAAGACCCGCATCCTGCCATACCTGTTGGCCCATCTTGTTGATGTCTCGCGCCTCAAACGCAACTTCTAATCCAACGGTGATTGCACCGCGTAAATCAGTAATTGCACTTGCATACGCATCGTCATCTTTTGCTGTGACCTCGCCATCTGAGGTATACAAGCCAACATCACAGGTGTTGGTTGTCCCAGAATCTAAGTCATCGCAGAAGATCTTGATGCTGATCACCGCTGCATTTGTAGGCACAGGGGCCAACATCACAGTATCACCAGCACTCAGATCGCCAGCAGCCAGAGCAATCGTGCCGCAAGCGACACGCATTGAGCCAGCCAACTGGTGCGCTGGCGACATGACCTGTGGATCAGCAACAAAGTTTGACGCGAGAGTTTGATTTACATTAGCCATGATTTATCTCCTTATGCGTCTTCATCACAGATGATTGAAACTACCTTCTCTTCTTCCATGCGAGTCGCACCGAAAGTTGCACAGTAGTAAACTTGGGTAGAGAAGCTCTTATCAGCACGCTCCTCAATCCGAGCCATCACATCTTTTCCGACCGCCAGCTTGATTCCATCAGAAGCAAACGCAATACAGGTTCGCTCATTGTTTGATGAGTTGAGTGACAAGCGGTTGCTCACAATGAACTGGAAGCCAAGGAACGAATCAATCTGCCCTTGAGCCAAGGCTTTGACAGTATTGAAATCGCTCGATGTGACCTGAGTCGTTGAAAGCAGTGATGAGATCTGAGCCGGGCCAACCACGATGAAACGTGGGATTGATGGGTCGACTGAGTTCTTGTCCAGAATCTCTTTGGCTGTCAGCAGTTTTGCTATGGTCAAATCAGCATCTGTTCCGCCGCCATCAGAACCAACGTCGCCATCAGCAAAGATTTGCTGTGTTGTTGGCAGTGATGTGCTAGTTGTACCAGCCTTTCCTGTGCTTGCTGTTCCGGTGGCCGCCGAAATAATCGCATCGTCCATCGCTCGGCCAATCGCGTTTGCGGCTGTTTGAGCGTAGGCTGATGTCGGATCAATCAGCAAACGAACCTTATCAGCGTCATCAATCAGGTCAGCCCACTCATACGAATCCATCGTCACCATACGCCTAGAGTGCGGAGTATCCACAATCGGCGTGTCGGAATGACGCGATGTACGCTTGATGGCTGCTGATGCACCAATTTGATCAAAGAAAGCTTTTTCGCCTGTGACAGACTCCTCGCTGACTGCACTACGCAGTAATGATCCACGCTGCTGTGATAGCAGAGTGACATTGCTGGAGAACTGATTCACAAACGCAGTTGTAATTTGTGTAGACATATCTGTCCCCTTCCACTTAGCTAGAAAAAACGCCTTCTCGC